TGATCGGCGAGTGACCCACCCTTTTATTTACTGGCTTACTGTCATACCCCACCCGTCCCCATCCCCCCTGTATCGCCTGCCCACTAGACATGCGACATACATGATGTTCTACACAATCAATTACCCAGTAAATTTCAAACCCTGTGAAACCGAATGTTGCTTTAGAGGCCCAATAAAGCCCACTGAGACGCTTTGCCTAGTTTGTGGTCTAACACCAGTGGAAAGGGAAGAGTGGCGCTCTATGGAGCCTGAGCAGCGATTAGAGCTTATGGGAGAAGTGAGCAACAGGGTTAACTATGCTTGGATGATGTGGGAGATAATGGAAGAGCCTACCATTCAATAACGGGCTTGTTACTTTACCCCCCCCATACAATTTGTACGAGGATACAAATTTTCCGCTACGCGCCGGGTCTTTTACAGGATACGATGCCTAGGAGTCCCATAACCTCGTACTTTTTTATAAAAATTTGTCCCATAGTACATATATGTACTATATAGTACATAGTATGTATTATATATATTATCTACATATCTAGTTAAAGTACATTATGTACTATATACTGATCGCGAGGTGTATCGTCTCCCGACACCTCCGGTGGGGTTTGAGCTTCCTCCCTAGCTCCCCCACCGTCATTATCTTGGGAGAGGGAGAAAAACATGGCAGACAACATAATACAGTTCCCTAGTACCAATCCTCTTGTTGATGACACAGAACTTGATCCAATGGATATGATGTCAACAATCCAAGAGGAGATAAACATGACGGAAGCCATTGTTGTTGGCTGGACGGATGAAGGAAATCTTTTTATGGCTACATCTCACGGGAAGGCGCCCGATATGGTTTTTCTTCTTGAGTTGGCTAAATCAGTTTTAATGAACAGGTGTGTAAGTGAGGAAACATGAGTGATGGACTTTTATACCTTTTTTGTCTTCTTCTCCGTAATCGTAACTCCAAACGGAGAAATTAAATCTTTTTCCAAGCACGTTATGGAATGTCCTACATGGGAAGTTGTAAAAGAATTACATGAGCCTAGGATAGATGATGGAGAGATAATAGACTGGGGGGCCACCTGTTTGGAAACTAAACTGCCATTGAAAGTCCCGCCATCTAAAGATGCGGTTCCAACCACTCCCCCTGTTCCTTTGGAAAAACCTGAAGCTAAGGGACTACGCACATAACATGAGCCAACTGGCAGCCATAAATAAAAAGATATCTAATCTTCCGCCAAATCAAAAGCAGGAGATACTTGACCTTCTTGCCGAGTTAGATGAGGCAAAGGAAAAGGAAAACTCCAGATCGGACTTCCTTACATTCGTTAACAGGATGTGGCCTTCATTTATTGCAGGGCGCCATCATAGTATTATGGCAGATGCCTTTGAGCGCGTGGCTAATGGTGAGTTAAAACGCCTGATTGTCAATATGCCACCCAGACATACCAAGTCTGAATTTGCGTCTTACTTGTTTCCGGCATGGTTTCTTGGCAAATATCCGGAGAAAAAGATTATCCAGACCGCACACACAGCAGAACTGGCTGTCGGGTTTGGTCGTAAAGTAAGAAACCTAATCAATCAGGATGACTTCCAGCAGGTATTCCCCGGCATATCCCTGTCTTCTGACTCAAAAGCTGCCGGAAGATGGAACACAAACAAGCGAGGTGACTATTTTGCTATTGGTGTTGGTGGTGCAGTTACTGGTAAAGGTGCTGACGTTCTCATTATTGACGACCCCCACTCGGAGCAGGAGGCGGCACTGGGGGCTTACAACCCAGAAGTCTACGACAAGGTGTATGAATGGTACACATCAGGACCGCGACAGCGTTTACAGCCGGGCGGAGCGATCATTGTAGTGATGACAAGGTGGTCTGTTAGGGACTTAACAGGATCAATTATGAAGTCGGCAACACAAAGAGAGGGCGCGGATGACTGGGAAATCATAGAATTGCCAGCAATTATGCCATCTGGTGAACCTTTGTGGCCTGAGTTCTGGCCTTTAGACCAGTTAGAAGCTCTCAAGGCTGAATTGCCCGTATCAAAATGGTCTGCTCAGTACCAGCAGGACCCAACTGCTGAAGAAGGAGCGCTAATTAAGCGAGAATGGTGGCAAGAATGGGAAAAAGACAGTCCGCCACCGTGCGAAGCAATCATTCAAAGCTGGGATACTGCGTTTTTGAAAACGCAACGAGCTGACTATTCTGCCTGTACCACATGGGGAGTCTTTAATCACCCAAATGAACAGGGCGAAACAGTGCCTAACCTAATACTTTTGGACGCTTACAAGGAAAAACTTGAATTTCCTGACTTAAAACGTGCTGCATATGATAAATATTGGGAATATGAGCCTGACCAGATGGTTGTTGAGAAAAAAGCCTCTGGTGCGCCCCTGATTTTTGAATTAAGGGCAATGGGAATACCAGTTACGGAGTTTACACCCTCGCGTGGGCAGGATAAGATAGCAAGAGTTAACGCCGTTAGCGATCTTTTTGCTTCTGGAGTTATTTGGGCGCCCCCTACAAGGTGGGCAGAAGAGGTCATTGAGGAATGTGCTGCATTTCCTGCGGGGGAGCATGATGACTTGGTTGACTCTACAACTCAGGCCCTACTGAGATTCCGTCAGGGAGGATGGATAAGAAGTTCTATGGATGAATGGGATGACGAACCAAGTTACAGAAGGCCCGTGGAATATTACTAAAACCTTTACCTTGCGGTATGTTCCGCATGATAAGGTTGAAAGCTATAAGCTAAAGGGTTGGTGGGTTGTGAATGATTTATCGCACTGCCATCACGGTATATATTCTGTTATTATGCAAAAACCACAAGAATTACAGGATTAATTGATATGGCTGTCGAAAAACAAATGTCTCCTGCCGACCTAGACATCGAAAACCCTGATGAGGTTGAGGTGGAGGTGGTAAACCCAGATGCAGTTGGCATTTCTGTAGATGGCGAATCAATGGTTATAGATTTTACGGGGGAAATGTCAGAGTCCCTTATGGGTCCTGAGCATGATGGAAACCTAGCCGAGTTTATGGATGAGGGTGAGCTTCAAGGCCTAGCCTCTGAACTTGTTGACGATTTTATAGCGGACAGGCAATCAAGAAAAGACTGGGCGCGTAGTTACGTTAAAGGCCTAGACCTTCTGGGCATGAAGATAGAAGAAAGAACACAGCCTTGGGCAGGAGCCGCTGGCGTGTTTCACCCTGTGCTAACAGAAGCGGTTGTTAGGTTCCAAGCTCAGGCTATGGGAGAGTTGTTTCCTGCCTCTGGTCCGGTGCGAACAAAAATTCTTGGGAAGCGTGACGCAGAAAAAATTGATCAGTCAAAGCGCGTTGAAGATGAAATGAATTATCTCCTAACAGAGGAGATGACAGAGTACAGAGATGAAACTGAACAGATGTTATTCAGGCTTCCTCTCGCCGGATCATCTTTTAAGAAAGTTTATTATGATCCGATTATGGAGCGACCATGCGCTATGTTTGTTCCAGCAGAGGATTTTGTTGTTTCTTATGGCGCAGCGGATTTAGCTACAGCGCCCCGTTACACTCATGTGATGAAGAAGACCCCAAATGAAATCATCGAACTTCAGGTTAATGGCTTTTATCTTGATGTTGAACTTCCTGACCCAGAGCCAGACTATTCAGATATCCAAGAAAAGTACGATGAGATTGATGGTGAAACCGCAGTTGTGGAGGATGATGACAGGCACACCATCTTAGAAGTCCACGCTGATTTGGATTTGCCAGAGCCGTTTGATGACCCAGATGGGATTGCAAGGCCGTATGTTGTTACAATAGACAAGTCCAGTTTGACAATATTGTCCATAAGGAGGAACTGGTATGAAGACGATATTAAAAAGCGTAAAAGACAACACTTTGTTCACTACAGATACTTACCGGGCCTTGGGTTCTATGGAACGGGTCTTATACATCTTATTGGTGGTCTTGCTAAAAGTGCCACAAGTATTCTACGCCAACTTATCGATGCGGGTACATTGTCTAATCTCCCCGCTGGTCTTAAAGCTCGCGGACTTCGTATTAAGGGTGATGATTCGCCTCTCATGCCGGGTGAGTTCCGCGATGTGGACGTTCCGGGTGGTGCAATCAGGGATTCGATTGCATTCCTTCCTTACAAGGAACCATCATCAGTATTATACCAGTTGCTTGGAAACATCGTGGAAGAGGGGCGAAGGATTGGCTCCGTTGCTGATGTACAAGTTGGAAACCTCAACCCGCAAGCTCCGGTCGGAACTACGCTTGCGTTGATGGAAAGATCAATGAAGGTAATGTCAGGCGTGCAAGCGCGTCTACATGCCGCATTGAAAAAAGAACTTAGAATATTAGGTAAGATCGTAAGGGACTACATGGGTCCTGATTATATTTACGAACTTGATGGAAAATTTAACAGACAGGAGGATTTCGATGATAGGGTGGATATTATCCCTGTGTCAGACCCAAACGCAGCAACGATGGCCCAAAGAGTCGTGCAGTATCAAGCCGCTATGCAACTTGCTCAACAGGCTCCGAATCTCTACAACATGGGTCAGTTACACCGCCAGATGCTCGAAGTGCTTGGTATCAAAGACGCAGACCAGATAGTCAAGCTGCCAGAAGACGTTAAACCGTCTGACCCAGTGACAGAAAATATGGCTATGTTAAAGCAAGAGCCTGTTAAAGCGTTTAAGTATCAGGACCATGAGGCACATATTCAGGTTCACTTGGCGGCAGCGCAAGACCCCAAACTACAAGAGATTATTGGTCAGTCTCCGTTTGCAGGAGCCATTCAGGCGGCTTTATCTGCACACGTTACAGAGCATGTGGCGTTCCAGTATAGAAAAGAAATAGAGAAGAACCTAGGCGTGGGTATGCCGGATGAGGAGAAGCCTCTACCAGAAGATGTTGAAATTGAAATTTCTCGTCTAGCCGCAGAAGCGGCGGAAAAACTCCTACGCAAGGATCAGGCTGAGGTAGCTCAGAAGAAGGCTCAACAACAGCAACAAGACCCTCTCACTCAAATACAACAGCGTGAGTTGGCTCTAAAAGAGGCTGAGTTTGAACATAAAAAACAAATTGATGTAGCCAAACTACAGACTGAAGCACAGTCTAAAATGGCTAATCAGGAACTCCAGAAAGACCGTTTGGAGTCTGAGGAGAAGCGTGAGGGCGCCCGCCTTGGCGTTAAAATAGCAACCGAAACGGATAAAGCTCGCAGGGAAGATGTTAAACAGGGAATAGAGCTTGGTCGTGAAATAGCAAAGGATTTAACGGAGACAAATGAGTGATCAAATATTGTCGGTAGTAAAAGACCGAATTAGAGTTTATTTAAATGATATTGCAGACCATATGGCATCGGGGGGGTGTGAAGATCACGAATCCTATGTGCGCCTTGTGGGCAAGGTAGAGGCCTTAGCTCTAATTGAGCGAGATATACTTGATTTGGAACAAAGGCTTGAAGATGCCTAGGGGGTTCCGCTACGGCTTTAACTGCGATATATTGTGAATGTGGAGACTTTCAAGGGGCAACTCTTGCAAGGTACTGTGAACCTTAATCACTGCAAAGGAAAAGGGATGTATTCTGCTAAGAAAACGGTCGATGATAATGTCGCCCGCAAAATGCCAGAACCGACTGGTTACAAACTTTTGATTAAACCCCTTGAGGTTAAAGAGAAAACAGATTCCGGCATTTACATGCCAGATGCGCTGAAGAACGCGGAACAGACCGCATCAGTCATCGGTTTTGTAGTAAAGGCTGGATCGGATGCATATAAGGACGCTGATAAGTTTCCTAATGGTCCGTACTGTAAAGAAGGTGACTTTGTTATCTTTCGATCTTATTCCGGCACACGGTTCAAGATTGATAAACAAGAGTTCCGTCTCATTAACGATGACACTGTTGAGGCTGTTGTCGATGACCCAAGAGGATATTCAAGAGCATGAATGAGTTAGCGAAAAAAGAATCCGAAGAAGAAAAGTTTGAAGAACTTGATGACTCCGGATTTGAATTGGAAATTCTGGACGATACTCCAGAGGACGATAAGGGCAAGCCTCGCCGCGCGGAAGATGCTGAACCGCAGATTCCAGAGGATGATGAGATTGCGAACTACAGTGAAAATGTGCAAAAGCGCATTAAGCAACTGAAGTATGAGTTTCACGAAGAGCGGCGCCGTAAGGAAGAGGCTTCAAGACTGCAAGACGAAGCGGTTGATTACGCCCGTAAGTTAACTGAAGAGAACCAAAAGCTAAGAAAAACTCTCCATGAGGGTGAAGGCGTTTTGGTAGAGCAGGCTAAAACTCGCGTTGACGCGCAGTTGGATCAGGCTAAAAGGGAATATAAGGAAGCCTACGAAACAGGCGATCCTGATAAATTAGTTGAGGCGAATGAAAAGCTAAGCCGCCTTAACAACGAAAAATTTAGGGTTGAGTCTTATAAGCCAAAACCCGAACCAGAACCGACTCCTATTCCATTGGAGACTATGGAAAGTAAGTCGAAAGTTCCTGAACCAGACCCCAGAACTAAAGAGTGGGCTGAGAAGAATGACTGGTTTCAAAACGATACAATGATGACTGCGTATGCTTACGGAGTGCATGAACACATAGTTACGAAAGAGGGCGCCGATCCTATTCAGCGCCCAGATGAGTATTACCGCCGCATTGATGAGGAAATGCGTAAACGGTTCCCAGACAAGTTTGATGAGCAGCAAAGTGAGGAAGCACCTGTTCGTCAATCTGGCCCCGTGGTGGCCCCCGCTCAGCGGAGTGCAAAAAAACCACGCAGAGTGCAATTAACCTCAACACAAGTCTCACTCGCCAAGAGACTTGGCCTTACGGCAGAACAGTATGCGGCGCAACTCTTGAAGGAGGCATCTAATGTCTAACAGAACCCCACGCTCAAGCGAGTCCAGAGAAGTAGAGACTCGTAAAAAAACTTGGCAAAGGCCGGGCATGTTACCAACCCCCGATCCACGCGATGGTGTAGAGTACCGCTGGATTCGCACATCAACTCTGGGTAACAGTGACAACACCAATGTGTCGGCTAAATTTCGTGAGGGTTGGACGCCAGTTAAGGCAGAGGACCATCCTGAATTACAAGTGTTGCCTGATATCGATTCTCGATTTCAAGGTAATGTTGAGGTTGGAGGATTGCTACTTTGCGAGAACTCAACCGAATATGTGGACTCCCGTAGGGAAGCGCATGATGGAATGAATGCAAATCAGATTGAGGCAGTTGATAACAGCTATCTCAAGCAGTCTGATCCAAGAATGCCCATGATGCAGCCCGAAAGGACGACAAAAACTTCGTTTGGTAAGTAGCCAATAATGGGTGCTTACCGTGTTTAAATTGAGTAGATAAGAAGGAGAGACAATATGTCTTCAGTTGCTGCTCCCTTCGGTCTGCGCCCGATTGGTAAATTGGACTCTGGTTCACTGGAAGTTTTCCGCCAGTACCCAATTTTGTCAGGTTACGCTACTGATATTTGCACTGGCGATATCGCACAGCTTGTAGATAACGGTACAACAACCACCATTCAAAAGCAGTCCGGAACAGGTGATGATTCAACCGCCATTGATATGGTAGGTATCTTTATGGGTTGTTCATACACCGATCCTAACTCAGGTCAAAAAGTGTTTTCACAGCATTGGCCTGCTAGCACCGTTGCGTCTGACGCAATGGCGTATGTCGTAGATGATCCAAATGTACTGTTCACTATCCAAGCTGATGGTGCGCCTACAAATGTTGGTGACATTTATGGCAAGAACTGCCTGCTCGTTCAAACAGCACCTAACACTTCACTGAAGGTTAGCCGTGTTGCCTTGGACATCTCTGAGCTTGACACCGACCCACAGAACCCAATCCGTGTGATTGATTATTTGGGTGGCGATCAGGGCGATGAGAAAGGTACTTCATTCCCGATTCTGGTGTGTAAGTTTAATTACCATCAGCACACATCCACAACTGGCTCAGCGTAAGGAGTGTAACTGATGGCTATTTCACGCGCACAACTTTTAAAGGAGCTTTTGCCGGGTCTTAATGCATTGTTCGGCATGGAGTACGAAAAGTACGAAAATGAGCATGCAGAAATCTATGAAACTGAAACTTCAGAGCGTAGCTTTGAGGAAGAAGTAAAACTGTCAGGTTTTGGTGCTGCACCAGTAAAGCCTGAAGGTTCTGCGATTTCATACGATTCAGCACAAGAGTCCTTCACCGCCCGTTACAACCACGAAACAGTGGCAATGGGCTTCTCTGTAACAGAAGAAGCAATGGAAGATAATTTGTACGATGCGCTTTCAGCACGTTATACAAAGGCTCTTGCACGCGCTATGGCTTACACAAAGCAAGTCAAAGCTGCTTCTCTTCTAAACACAGGCTTCACAACCTTTACATCTGGTGACGGCGTTACTCTGTTTAATGCTAACCACCCGACTGTACAAGGTGGTGTAAACGCCAACCGTCCAGCAGTTGCTGCTGATCTGAACGAAACTTCTCTTGAGGATGCTGTAATTAACATTGCTGCATTCGTTGACGAGCGCGGTCTACTTGTAGCCGCCCGTCCTCAGAAGCTGATCGTTCCACCAGCACTGATGTTCGTTGCGACTCGCCTGTTGCAGACTGATCTTCGTGTTGGCACAGCCGATAACGACATCAACGCTCTGCGCTCAAACGGATCAATCCCACAAGGATTCCGCGTAAACCATTATCTCTTGGATAATGATGCGTTCTTCCTTACTACGGATGTTCCAAACGGCATGAAGCATTTTGTCCGTACTCCAATGTCAACATCTATGGATGGTGACTTCGATACAGGCAATGTTCGCTACAAGGCCCGTGAGCGTTACAGCTTTGGTGTATCAGACCCACTTGGCGTTTACGGTTCCCCCGGAGCCTAATCGTACTAGGGTACAAATATTGATTGGGCGGCTTTCGGGTCGCCCTTTCTTTTGTTATAATTCATAAGAACCTTGACAGTCGCATAGGGCGGCTGACATTAGCCAAGACAAGGAGTTCCTCATGGCTACTACCACTTTTTCTGGTCCAATCAAGGCCGGAACAATCAAGAACACCACAGGCACAACAGTAGGCACTAACGTTGCAAACGTTGGTCAGGTTGTTATGGCTCAAACATTTTCAGCAGACTTGTCAGGTGGCGCTCTAGCCGCTCAAGTCACTGACGTTGTTATTCCTGCAAACTCTCAGATTATTGACTGTGTGATTGACATCATTACAGCAGCTAACGCTTCTACCAATCTTAGTGTTGGAGACACAGCAGGCGGCGCAGCTACAATCCTGAACACTTTTGCATCTGGAACAGACGCTGGTCGTAAATACCCAACAACACAAGCTGGTGCTGCGTTAGCTTGGCAGGATACTGGCACAACAGACATCCGTTTGACTGTGACCGCTTCTGCTGCCACAAACGCAGGCCTTGTTCGTTTTACAATTCTGTATCAGCAAAACAATAACCTTGCTTAATAGGAGGTTATTATGGCTGATGGTGATGTAAAGGCGTATAACTTTAATACAGGCGACACACCTGCTTTAATTGGTCCCTCTAGGTCTAGGATCAAAAACATCCTAGTCTACGGAACAAATGTCACTGCTTTGACTTTGAAGAATGGAACCGCTGGCGGAACCACACTTCTTGACATTAGCGTTGCCGCAGGATGGAATGAAGTATTCCTTCCCGATGATGGCATCTTGGCAAAAGACGGTGTTTTCTTTGCTGCATTGACTGGTTCTGGAAGTCAGGTAACTCTTCTTCTGGCCTAACTTGGGAGATGTTCCTATGCCTAGAAAGAAAGAAACGCCTATAAAAACGTCTGTTAAATCAGGTAATTTCCGCGCTACTAAAAAGGGCGCGGGAATGACCGCTAAAGGGGTTAAGGCTTACAGAGCTAAAAATCCCGGAAGCAAGCTCAAGACAGCGGTGACAGGCAAGG